AACCTTTACCCAATGTAGTTCTGATATCGGATTGAGCATTGAAATAAATTGCTGACCTTTCATTCCACGCAAACGCTTACGCAGCTGCTTGAAATCTGCATGATCAAACTCGCTAAGTTCCTCGGTAACTATTCGCTTATAGTGTGAAATACCTTTGATTTTTTCGGGGTTATCAAGCCCTGAGAAGTCAATCTCCGAACCAGTGGAGTAACAGACTATCTTATTCTTTTTTATGTCGAAAAACGAACCTAAATTCCACTCAGCAATAACGGTTTTGAAGTCCTTGAAAATAGAATCCTCAATCGATGCACCGGTTTTACGGAAAATAAGCGTATCCTCACGCGTTTTAAGTGCTGAAAAGAGTATCGCCTGTACAACAGAATATGTTTTTGAACTCGAGGATCCACCAATCAGAAAGATAAAACGGATAGCTGTATTTAAAAACGAATCAAGTATGTGCCAAAAATTTGGATTGAATAGTTTATAACTAAATTTAATTCGTTGTTTTGACATTATGATAGTTCAATTGTACTTTTTACGTCATTTATTTTTATACTCCCGGAGAACAAATCTCATTTCCGTATTCAAAAAGCATTAATTTGATAGCAAAAAGTTAGTTCTTTGGTGGAATAGGGACTTTAATTGTTGGATACCATCTCATAGCTATTCAGTATTCCGTTTAAATCCAATCTCAATCTCAAGTCCTTCAGATAATCCGATCTCAATTTTTTGTGGAGCATCATATCCAAGCATCTTGCTAATGCTATCAAGGCTCTTCTGTTTGTCGTAGAGCTTAATTTTCACCCACTCTTCATCAACCCACGTTCCAGGTTCACCGTCTACACCTTTTTCGTACCGTTTGTCGCTTTTCGTGCTTATCTCTTGAATGCAGGACTTTTGTTCTTCGGATAGGCTATCGAACTGTTTTAAGCTTATCCAACCCTCACGGAGGTCTGAGGCACTAGAAAAGGCTATTTTCTTATGCTCGTTCAATACTCGGAGAGCAGTTATACCCGATGTTTCGGATAAATTATCCTTTAAAGACTTAATTTTATTTTTGATGTAAATATTTGTCAACAGCTTACTACCGATTTGCCGTGCTGTCTTCTCGCTAAACCCTGCTTTCGTTGCTGCCCTAGTTGCATTATAATCAATACAATACTCATAGCAAAATATCTCTTGCTTGGGTGTAAGTTTCTTTTCCTCTTTAACTGATTCTGATTTTTCCATATATAAAAACTGGGCTGAATATGATTAAAATATAATAAAGCCTCACATTTCTGCAAGGCTTTGAGTAAAAACGTAGCTAAACTTCTAAAGCATTTTCAAATAACGTACCCATGTTTGATACTACATTTTTATTACTTATTAAAGAATTGAACCCATTCGAAATGCTATCAAATTTTACTATATATTCAGATTCTATTTTAAATACTTCGCTATCCGATATATTACTGGGCAGTTCTTCCAATACCTCAAAAGTCCATTCACTCAATTTTGTACTCCTTAAATATAAACCAAACTGACTACTACTATGCGTTAAGTGATTCCACCATCTAAAAAATGGAGCATTTCTTGTCTTACCTATGTAGCACTTACCCGTTTCCTTTTCAGTACATTTATAAATATAGTTTGGGCTTTCTTTGCTGATATGATATTCATCGTCGGGAAATTCAATGTTTTTATATTTATCCTTCTTGAAGTTTGTTATACACACATCGTCATCGCTTCTGCAAAACAGTTTATCAGCACCAAACAACCTCTCATTGATTCTAGGCTTTGAAACATATTTGTTTCCGTGAACTTGACCGCATTGAGAGTATATCCACTCCCCCTCTTCAATTTGTCGTTTCTCCCATTCGTAAAGTGGATAAATCACAACATAGAAGAACTGAGCTTGATCTTTTGTCTCTTTCTCGTAAATCTTTCCGTTTTGGAAAAACTGAGGATATTTTTCAAGTAATTTCTTTTTTACTTCGGTCTTATCTTTCGCTAAAATAATTGGCTCTCTTATCACTTCCACGGTGTCGAATCCACCAACAAAGTATTCATCTTTTGAAGCTATAGACTTTACAACCCGAATAAAGGCTTTAAAATAATTCGCTTCATTTTTTAGTGTTTCCATATCGCTAGTTTATAAAAGTAATTCCCCATTCATTTTTTTTCTCACGAGCCCCATAACACGTGAATAAATATCATACAGCCGTTTTGTAGACGCATCTCCATCCCACTCTTTAAACTCCCCATTTTGGAAGAAGCGAAACTCTAGTATTTCCATTGCTTCGCTTGAAAATCCCATTTCTTCTGTAATTTCTCGGAGGTCATTTCTGCGCCTTAAAATGTAACTGGCATGGTCCAATGACTCTTCCGGGCAGTCCTCAATTTGAAGTTGTGAGTAATCGACATTTACATCTACCGGAATGGCTTTGTACTTGCTTTGATATGGACTTGTCGGAGAACTAGCGTTTAGTTTTATCATACGCAGCACATAGAAATCAAGTTCTGTGTATTGACCTTTTTTACTTGCAAATAAGACCTCGAGCTTTGTTTCCGACTTTTTTAGCAGCGATAGCACTACTTCATTCAGGACATCTTCCGACTCGTCAACTATTCCGCAAAGTCCGCAGTGGTACCTGGCATAATCAAGCCATCGCTCATATCGCTTACCGATATATTTTTCAATTTCTTTGCTTAGCATGGTTATTTGAGGTTTATTGGGCGCCAGTGGGTAATGTCAGATTTTGCAAACACATTTGTACTTTTATGACAATGAAACCATTCCATATTTTGACTGAATTGGCCGTAGGATTCTGATTTTGAAATAGAATCAATAACAAGAATTTTTGTGTGTGGAGGTGGCAATTCTCTTGCAATAGGTACAAAACTTTGTGCAAATTCGACTCCTGCTATAAATCCTCTCTCTTTAGATCTAATTTCTCGATCCGTACAATAGGTGTTTTCAAATGAAAATTCTTTTGCGGCTTCTATTATTGTTTTCATACTATTTTTTTAAAAAGGTTAGCTATTAAAGAATTTGTGTTTTGATAATATTGTCCTTAGGTAAGGATCTTTCACCGATAGCATTTTATTTACTAAATCAATGCTATGAATAACTGTTGAATGATGTCTATTGAACATTTCTCCAATTTCCTCAAATGTTCGTCCGTCATTTCTTTGACAAGCCATGCATAAATTTCTTTTCATGCATACTTCAGACTTTCTACATTTACCGATTAGATTATTTACATCTACTCCGGTCATTGCTGATTGTTTATTTCTATCGCACATAATCTCTTATCTAAAGCTTTCTCCTTCGAATAAAATTCTTTTTGTAGTTGCTTTTATCCGATCCATTATCCGAATACCATATCTCGAAACAAGCTGTTCGTAAGTCAAATTTGAAGTAATAACTATTAGCTTTGATTTCTTTTCGACAAAATCCATTATCTCGCAAAATGCATCCTTCCGGTTTCCGTAGTCCAATATTACTTCTTCGGTACCAACATCGTCCAACGAGAATATTTTCTTTGAAAATATCTCATCATAGCATGTTTTCAAATCCTGAATATCATAGTACCTAAGTACCTTACCCGAATTTGCAAGCAAAATAGACGGAATAACGTACTTCGCAAGCATTGTCTTTCCTCTACCGCAATTGCCATAAAGAAAAAGACCTAGGCCTTTGTTATCTTCCAACCATTCAGAAACCTGATCATATTCTTTCGTCCATTTGAATCCTGGAACAAACTCAGAAAATGACTTCGCAATCAATTCCTTTGCATTTCCAACTTTGAGATACACCTTTTCGTCCGGAACCTGCATATTATGTTTTTTCAATAAATCCTGATACGTAGCCATAATTTAAAATTTAGTATAAACCTCTTTACCGGTTAAGTTTGTAATGTTTGATTTTGACTGCTTATTCTGTTTTCCCAATTGGACATTAAGCCAATCAGAAAAATACTTTCGAGAATCCTTTAGCGTAACTTCTTTTTCGCCACGGCTTCTTTGAGTAGAGAAAAATGATTTTACCCATTTACGTATTTCTACTAAATCAGGATCCAAGTGATAGTGCATAGCCGTAGCGTTTAAGGTTATTTCATCGCATAGCATTTCTTCTTCACATTCAGAAATCGGAATAAGCATTTTATCTTTCAAAAGATCTAAATTTGCGAATGGAAATTCCGTTGGTGGGATTTTTTCTCTTTCCCTTTTCTTTTCTTTTCTTTCCTTTACTTTACTTTGTGTACTTTGGCAGTCATTTACTAGGTTATTACCGTCATTAATTGAGTTATTACCGTCATTAACTAGGAACAAACTATTTATTCTTACCTCTTTTCGCTTTATGACAATAGATTTAAACCTATTTTGAATACCATTCGACGTAAGAATTTTGTTTTCTTCTGACTGTTTTTGGTCGAAAAATCCTACTTGTATAGCTTTCAATATAACTTCAGTTACTGCACCCTCAGACACCCCAACTAAATCGTCAGAAATGAGAAAAGGTAAATCTTCATCCCACAATATGTAATATCCCTCTTCTTTGTAGATATTACATAGCAGGCGAATAAGTATTGAAGCTGATTGAGAACCACACGATTTCATTATTTTTCGAACTTTCATGTCTTGAAAAAAATCTACATCAAATGGGAAATAATCAATTCCTTGTTTTACTGGTCTTGCCATTTTATTCAGTATTAATCGTTTTCTCCGAAAAGGTTCCAATTATGTTTTTTAGATAAGAATCTAGATATCACCTCTTCTATTTCAATCAACTCATCGAAGTTATGCATAGATAATTCAAAAAGCATTGAGTTTAATTGTTGATATTTATCATTTGACTTTATATCTGAAAGGATAAGCTTTGTATTCTTTTCTTTTTCATGCCTTTCTTTATGACAATCAGTACATAATGTAATTAAAAAGAAATCTCTTGTCTCCCATGGTATTTTTGACTCATACATCATGTGATGAACATGTAATTCTTTATCAGTTGAACCACACGAAGAACACGTAAATTTATCCCTATGCAAAACAAGAAGTCTTTTCTTCTGCCATCTAGGATCTTTCAATTTATCAAAATAAGTTTCACTCATAATTTTGTTATTAAAGTTATTGCGGGTATAAGGCAAGTATTACGTCGCCTACACGTTGTAAGCCGGTTGTGTCATTCATAACTTGATAGGGTTGACATTCATAGTCTGTACATTCATATACGCACCATGGTAATCAATAGAGCCAGAAGAAATTAGTTTCCAAAACAAAGCACACCCAAGCTGGGCAAGTGTTGAATTTACAAATAAATCCTGCTTTGTTAGCGCCTGAGCAAGCGAACAGCTTGGACCACTATCTTCGTCTTTTACAGTACTCAAATCAAATAATTCAGCGACATTCTTTAGTTTTGAAATAGACTTAATGCCTTTTGTTTTTGGTTGTTTTATGTTTCCAACCGAACCAAGTATAACCTGACCAGAATTTTGAGAATTACCGAAGTCCAACCAATAAATTTCTCGCTTTTCACTTTCGCCTAAATTTCTAGAATTTTGAAAATGGTGATTTATTTCTACTCTAGAACTTACATTATCCACACAACTGATGATTATGTTTGCGCTGTTTGAATACGGAACGTATCTATCAGGAATAGATTTCCAATCAGTTCCGAAGAACCGGTTAAGCCTTGTAATTAAAACAGAAGCTTTGTTTTGTCCTATGTCTGAAATACTGAATAGCTGGCGTCCACAATTGCTTTCTGTTACAATATCATTATCAAAAGCAGTTACATACAATCCGGGATGTCCTAATTCAATAAGCGCATAATTTATTCGTGCAATAGAGCTAAGAACTTGTGAACCGGTTCCACCAACGCCTATTAAATTTACGGTAACAGCATGTCGTGGATTTAGCAAATACGGGTCTGTATAATGTATCATAATATGCTTTGTAATGTTAGTTTTGTTGATTTTAGTTCACTCAATGGAAATGCTTGTTTGTTCTTAATACACGATTTTAGTGTTGAAGATAAATTTGATTTTACCGGATTATTTCCAAGTGTTGAAGAAAATTCAGATAACCAAAATTTATCTTCCCAATATTTTATAACCAAATCGAATGTAAGGCTTTTAGGCTTACTTACTTTTGCATTTCCAAGGCATATACTACAGTTATCATAAATATTGAAAAATGGACCTCTGTATAGCTTTGATTTACTGTTTAATTTACCTTTATAGGCAAACACACTCAATGTATTACCTTTTACAGCATAAACAAGTCCAGGAATAACTATTTCGCCATTATCTATATCTAGACTTTTTGTAAAATAATGCATCCTTTTTTCTGGTTTTCGATACCAAACATATTTTTCATATCCTGGCCTCGAGTCAGAAAACAGCATATTTTCAGGTATTTGTCCGTGGATATTGGTTGTATCAGAAACTTGCATAGTCTTTACGATATCAGACATACATTTTTCTGATAATGGGATTCCTTCTCCCATTTTACCTTTACTGATGTTACGTCTTTCTAAATAATAGATATCATTCTCATTAGCATAAACTATTATTGCCATTTGAGGGTGTAATTCAGAGGTTAGTTCAGTTGTTAGTTTGTTCATAACTCATTAGTTTATTGTAAAAATCACTATGCCAGTTTGCATATTTTTCAGGATAACTATTTTCTGTCATTATTAATTCAGCTGTGTTAGGTGTAAGTGTAAGTACCTGATAAGGACCTAAACACTCAAGCTCCATTGCATCTGTATTAAACATTTTAGTTGCATATTCACAAAGAACGTCATCTAGCCATATCATGCAAAACAATCGTTCAAAATTTACAAATCCATCAAAATCATCTGATTCCGTATTTGGTTCATATTCGTAGTCCATAATACAATCGGTACGAAGCAAATTCACCCCATCTATCATTATTTGTATTAATTCAGAATTATTAGTGTCTGATTTTAATAGTTCTTCCAGTTCTACTAAAAGTTCGTCAGCATCATATTCTAGACTTCTTACCAAACCGAAATAGTAATTTGCTTCTCCTTCATTATAACTATCAATAATTGATCTTAAGTAATCTGCTCTTTCAATATCACATTCTTCACTTTCGATTTCCTCTTCCAAAATTTCGCCATACTCAGATAAATAATATCCAAAATCTTGATTATCTTCAGGAAAAGATATCCGCTGAGAACCTGCATAAAAAGCTGTAAATTTTATGAATATATCAGCAAGTTGTTTATCCATTGATTTTACCATCCCAACCGGATAGTAAAAAAGAATGAAATCAGGAAAAGAACTTATTGGCTTGTAAACTTCTATTTGTAGATTTGAATTTTTAGCTGAAAAATTTAAATCTATCCCATCAGGAAGTTCTTTCTTCAAAATATTGTACAGATAAAAGCAATCAGTTTCAAAACTATCAGTCATTTTATACTCAAGTTTCTTACCCATCAATCTAAGATAGTTTTCTACCGATCTGAATAGCTGATCATGAAGTACAAATGATATATCTTCTTCAAATCCTAAACTAAATCCAGCATTTACCGAAAGAATGCTATCAAATTCATAATTTAGAATACTGGATCCAATGTGCAGCCCGGAGGGAGACGCCTTTCTTGGCGCTCCGTTACTCCGTATGCTATTCCTGATTGCTCTTTCTCTGCTAGAAGTACTTTTGATAGCATCAGGTGAAATTGTTTTTTGTCTTTGAACTTGCATTTTTTCATCCTTTTGTACCTACAGTTGTTTTAAAAGAATATTCTGCTTTATCTCCAACTATTGTAGGTCCATGAACTGAGCTTGTTGTTAGTTCGGGATATGTGTTGGCATAGAATGACATTACATCATCGGGAGAAAGTGATGTATTTGGATCAGCAAGCTTAATTTTGCCATGTATAAATACGCGTTTGAGTGATGTTATATTTAGTGCCATTATTCTTCCTCCTCTGCTTCATTATCGTCCTCTGCTTCTACCTCTTCTGTCGAAACTTCATCCAAATAGTTTGTATTTTCATTTTCTTCTACATCGCTAGCAAATAAGCCATTTCCTCCAAACTTATCTTGAAGTGCTGACATCCTATTATCTAACTTTAATAAATCAGAAGCAAAAGGACGAGCTTGTTTTAAGCATGAATACGCTTCCCTTAATTTACCTTGTTTTTCAAGATCATCAGCTTTTTTTACTAGCTTGTCGAATTTACTTTTCTTTTCCGTAACTGCTTTGCTTGATGCAGTAGCAGATTCCATTTGTTTTTCAAAATCAGACATGTTTATAAGCAGCCCAACAGCGCTTGAAACTGGCGCTTTGATTGCATCCGAAAAACCATTGTCAAGTTCTTCAACTGTACCTGAAATAATCAAAGGAACAATACTTTTTGCAGCATCATCTTTTACATTTGATTTTGGTAAAACACTTACGGTAAGCTGATCACCGTTTTTTCTGATTGTAATGTTCAAATCAACTCCGTCTGGTAGTAGATTTGAAATGCTGTTGAAAAAATTCATACTATTTTATTTTAATTGTTAGTTATTTATAAGCATTGGCATAATTAAAAGTGTCACTCCGTCAACCCCTACAGGGCGAATAATAGCTGCCTTATTGGCATCAATCAGTTCGATAATGCAATCGTCCGACGTACACGATCCAAGAACTTCGTTTAATCTTCCGGCATGGAAACCAATCTTCACCGGTTCACCAACTACTTCGGCAAATAGTGTTTCGTTAGCGCTTACACTGAAATCAACATCCTCTGCATTTATTCGAATGATTCCTGAGTTGATATCCATTACGAGAAGTAATGAATTACGATTGGCAAATACCGACACACGGCGAATAACGGATTGAATTTCTTCGGATGATACTTTGATACTTGTGTTGTGTGTTTTGGGTAATACGTTACGATAAGCAGGATAACGACCCTCTACAAGTCGGTAAACCATTGTGTAGGTTTCAGTTTCAACAGAGATGTTTTTATTTGAAATACTGACGTGCATTTCTTCTTCTTTAGATTCGGAAAGAATATCGGTTATTAGCTTGGCAGCTTTGGCCGGAACAATAGAAGAAAATTCGGGATAATCTTCGACTTGGTATTCACGTAATGAAAGCATATTTCCATCGGTTGCAACAAATACCAGGTTATCAGCTTTTGATTCGAAGCATATACCACCCATTACAGGGCGAAGTTCGTCGTTTGCCACAAATGACATAACGGATCGGAATCCTTCGATAAGTACTGATTTTTTAATACGAACCTCAGTACGTTCGTCATCGATTTTCATTTCGGGGAAAGCAGATGCATCTTTTCCTTGAATAGCAAACACACCGTCACCGTCTTTATTTCCGTTTTTGTACGCAACTACGATGCGAAGCGTGCGCTCGTCGATAGTGATTTCAATGGGTTGCTCAGGCAACTCCTTCAGGGCGTTCATAATCGTTTTTTCAACGAGTAACTTGATTGTAACTCCTTTGGGGTTTTCAATGGCTACCGTGCTAACTTTACCGCTGATAATACCGGAAATATCCGAACCGGTTACAATGAAGTCCGTACCGATTACAAAGAGAAAATTTTCTACTTGTGGCATTGTCTTGGAAGAACCTACCACTTTTCCGACCATTTTGAGTTTATTGTAAAACTCATTTTTTGAAACTGTAATTTTCATAATGATTTTGTTTAATTGTTATTTATTTAGAATATTTGTAATTGAATTGGTTTTGAAATAATAGTTGATTTACAAGCTCCACCGCAAGCCATACCAAGCATTTTGAGTACTGGATTGTATGAACAAGGCAGACCGTAATCATTGCACCATGGATTTAGTTTATCCAAGTGAATGC